ACCTCTAATTGTTAAATGGGCTAAGGATTAATTAACAATAATTCAATTAAATCAATAATAATTCAATGATCTTTTAAATAAGATTGTTATATTATGGAACTTTCACATAAACAACTTGCCCACACTTGATATAAGAAGGCCTGAGCAATAAAAAAATAACATTTCAACCTGACTAACACACAAACAAGCTTGATTTCTCTTTTTAAGATGTACTTATAATAGATTGTTATCAGTAATAACTAAAAAGAGATTTTAAAAAGCTTAAAAAAAATAGGGGGGGTTTTGTTTACTCCCTTGCCTTCCTGTTAATTTTTTGCTTCGCTATTAACGTTAGGAGGTATATATATCTAAACAAGGAGACCCCAATGTCGAAAGATTATAAAAACAGAATAAATGCTATTGTGATTATTTCAGAATCTAGTAATTCTGTTAGTATTCATTTTGAAGGTTTTGAAGATTTCTATGAAGCTAAAGATTTTAGTGAATACATGGTAGAAGAACTTGGCATTAATACAGATTATTATAATTTATCGAAAACAATTCACTAGGTGGGGGGTTTCTTTTTAAAATGACCGAAATTGTAATTCCATATACACCCAGAAAACTGCAAAATTTTTTGCATAATCAGATTATAAAGAGCCGATTTAATGTAATAGTAGCTCATCGTAGGTCAGGCAAGACTGTAATGTGTATCAATCACATGATTAAAGATGCTTTGCTAAACCCCAAACCTAATCCAAGATATGCTTTTATAAGTCCAACCTTCAAACAAGGTAAATCTACTGCTTGGGATTACATAAAAACCTTTGCTAAGAATATTCCTTTTGTTAAATTTAATGAATCAGAACTTAGATGCGACTTTCCTAATGGTGCAAGAATAACAATTTTAGGTGCTGAAAATGATCAAGGACTAAGAGGTATATTTTTGGATGGATGTGTGATGGATGAAACCCAAAGTATTTCTCCTACATTGTTTCCTGAGATTATCAGACCTGCTTTGGCTGACCGAAAAGGTTGGTGTATTTTTATTGGCACACCTAAAGGACAAAATTATTTTTATAAACTTCATAGAGAGGCCAAAGAACAGAATAATTGGTGGACAGGGGTTTTTAAAGCTAGTGAAACTAAAATATTAGATGAAGAAGAATTGAGCTCTGCAAGACAAATGATGTCAGAAGATTTATATGACCAAGAATTTGAATGTTCTTTTCAAGCAGCAATTACAGGATCGTACTATGGTGCGATTATTGAAGACTTAGAAAAGAATAATAGGATCACCGATGTACCTTATGACCCCAATTTAGATACAGAAACATGGTGGGATTTGGGTCTTAAAGATTCAACAGCAATTTGGTTTGTTCAAAAACATAATGATGAAATTAGAGTTATTGATTATGAGGAGTCTTCAGGAGAAGGTCTGGATTTCTATGCTGATCTTTTAGAAAGCAAACCTTATAAATATGATAGACATATAGCTCCACATGATATAAAAGTTAGGGAATTAGGAGCTTTCGGAAAATCAAGGTTGGAATCAGCTTTGGAATTAGGTATATCATTTGATATAGCACCTAAACTTTCTATTGAGGATGGGATTGAATCAGTAAGAAAGGCTTTGCCAAAATGTTATTTTGATAAAGAAAAAACACATAAAGGAGTTGAAGCATTGAAAGCTTATCAGAAAAAATGGGATGATAAAAATCAATGTTTTAAAAATAGACCCATCCACAACTTCGCCAGTCATCCAGCCGATGCGTTTAGATATGGATGTACTTTTATCGGTGGTAAAAGATCAGACTGGAAAAAAGAAATTTATGTTGATACAAATTATATAGTTTAATATGGCAAAAAAAATAATAGAATTATCAGATCCTAAATTACGAAGTTTACTATCCAACCAAATTCAAAATGCTTTAGGGTATTTAGGTGGACAGCTCTCTCAATCTAGGAGAAAATCTTTAGAATATTATTTAGGAGATAAATTAGGAACTGAGATTGATGGTCGATCTCAAGTCGTATCAACCGATGTTGCTGATACAGTAGAAAGTATCTTACCAAATCTTTTAAGAGTATTTACAGCTAGTGATAAAGTAGTTCGTTGCGAACCTGTTACTGGCGAAGATGTTCCTCTTGCCGAACAAGCGACAGCATACTTAAATCATGTTTTCTACAAAGACAATAATGGTTTCCAATTACTTTATAATTTTTTTAAAGATGCTCTAATTGAAAAAAATGGTTTCTTAAAAGTTTATTATGATGAAAGTGAAAAAGTAGAATTTGAAACTTATAAAAATTTATCCAAAGCTGAGAAAGATTCTTTAGAAGATACTAAGGATGATATAGAATTTATAGAGGAAGAAGAATTAGAAGATGAGTCTGCCAAAGAAGAATTTGAAAAATTATTAGAGCAATACGAAGCTCAAGGAGTAGATGTTAGTCAAGTCGATAAACCAGAATTTGTTTTATACAATTGTAAAATTAAACGAACTAAAAAAACAGGCAAAGTAAAAATTGAATCAATTCCACCTGAAGAATTTTTAATTGATCGAAATGCTAAAACAATTGAAGACGCAGAATTTGTTTCTCATAAAGTTTTAATGTCAAGATCAGATTTAGTGGCGATGGGTTATGATGAAGATGAAGTTGCAAACCTACCTAGATCAGATGAAGATATTTATAATACTGAGGATATTGTTCGACAAAGAAATATAGATGAATTTCCAATTGATAATGCAACTGATAAGTCTACTGAAAAAATTTTAATTTATGAGTCGTATGTAAAATATGATTATGATGAAGATGGAATTGCAGAGTTAAGAAGAATTGTATCAGCAGGTGATAGTGGTTCTATGGTTTTAGAAAATACTCCATGCGATAATGTTCCTTTCGTAACTGTAACTCCAATTCCAATGCCACATAGATTTTATGGCAGATCAATTTCTGAATTAGTTGAAGATATTCAATTAATGAAATCTACTGTGATGCGTCAACTGTTAGACAATATGTATTTAACAAACAATAACAGAGTGGCGATCATGGATGGTATGGTAAAAATGGATGACTTATTAACCACTAGACCTGGAGGTGTTGTTAGAACTAAACAACCACCAAACCAAGTCATGCAACCATTACAATCACAACCGATTTCACAACAAGCCTTTCCAATGTTATCTTATTTAGATTCTGTTAGAGAAGCTAGAACTGGTATTACAAAGTCTGCTCAAGGTTTAGATGCTGATACTTTAAATTCAAAAACTGCAACTGGTGTTAATACTTTGATGACGCAAACACAAATGCGTTCAGAATTGATTGCTAGAATATTTGCAGAAACAGGTGTTAAAGATTTATTTAGAAAAATATTTGAGCTGATGGTTAAGTATCAAGACAAAGAAAGAGTTATCATGTTAAACAATCAATACATTCCTGTTAAACCTACTGAATGGAAAGATAAATTTAATATTAGTATTGTTGTAGGATTAGGTACTGGTTCAAAAGAACAACAAATCGTAATGTTAAACAATATTCTTGAAAGACAACTTCAAGCCTTCCAATTACAAGGGGGTAAAGAGATGCCAATGGTTACTTTGAAAAATATTTATAACACTTTATCTAAAATTATTGAGAACGCAGGTCTTAAAAATGTGGAAAGTTATTTTGTCAATCCTGATATTGGCAAACAAATGATGCCTCCACCTGCTCCTCCACCATTAACTCCAATTGAAAAAATTGAATTTACTAGAATTGATGCTGAGAACAAAAGAAAACTTGCTGATATTGAATTACAATATCAAGAATTACAACAAAAAGCTCAACAGATGTCTTTAGATTTTGAAGCGAAGATTAAAGAGATGGCATTAAAATACAATACTCAATTAGATACAGCTAAGATAAAAGCAGATGCTGATTTAGATAAAATGATGATGGCAAGTGATACAAAAATTATTGAACAAGCACAAAAATCTGCTAATATGTTTAGCCAACAGGTACAAGGATTAAATGGAAACCAAAGACCAGGCACTGAGATCGGAAGAAGTCAGCCGATCCCAACAAGCCAAACAGATTTTACAGAATAAAATTTTTAAAGAGGCAATAGATTCTCTAAAAAAACTTTATTCTGAAGCACTGTTAGAAAAAACAGGTGCTAAAGAAAGTGATACCAGAGAAAAACTTTGGATTGCTTATAATGTTGTTGG